GACAGTCGCGAAGTTGCCAGCTCGCGTGCCCTCGACGAAGTACGTAATCGACTGACCGGACAGCGTTCCCGAGCTGCACAGATCAGCGATGACGAGCGGGCGTCGATAGCCCTGGACGACACTCGTGTCGATCTGCGGGAAGACGTAGCCGCTCGTGACAACCGGGTCAGTGGCCGCTTGCGCCTTGAACTCGGGGGCCGTGACGCTCGCGCCCGGCTGGTTGCGATTCGCGCGCAACTGATCGCCCACGCTCTTGACGAAGTGCTCGCCAAGCGATCTGGCCTGCGTCTGGCCGGGTCGTGACGGCTCGTCGTGACGCTCGCTGCTGTCGAGCTGTCCCAGCCGCTCTAGCAGCGCGTCGCCCTGCTTGGCGGCGAGGATCTTCGCGTCGAGACTCTTGACGTCGTCCAGCAGCGAGTTGATCTTCGTCAGGTCGTCGGGCGTCATCTGTCGCCCGGCCGCTTTCACGCCCTCGGCGATCGCACGAGCGTTCGCGATCGCCTGCTCGCGCTGTTCTTGCAGTGTCATTGCATGTCTACCTTCCGGAGAGTGATTCGAGTTCGATCTGCGCGAGCACGAGATCGACACTCACCGCTGGGGTTCCTTGGCCTTGACCCTCACGGGTTCCTTGGCCTTGACCGCGCACAGTTCGTGACGACTTGCCGTCATCGCTGGAATTGTTGGCTTTCAAGAGATCTGACAGCGCACTACTAGCCGCGCTCATGGCATCCTTTGCGGCAGTGATGATCTCGACGTTCTTTGCGGACAGCACGCGACCCGCCTTGATGCCGATCAGCTCTGTCTCGCTGTTCGCGCCGACTGGGGTAGGGCCGACTTCGTACAGATCGAGATCAGTCAGCTCGATCGAATCGCCGTCGGTGCTCTTCTGATAGTCGCGCACGCCGAACGAGAACGAGAACTGCGTCACCAGTCGCTCTTTCATCAGCTTGTATGTCTGCGCGCCGTTCGGGTTGTCGAGATCGAGCTGCGCCTTGACGAGCAGCCCGTCTGCTGTCTCGCTCGCTTCGAGCACCTTGCCGATGTTCATCAGCGGATCGTCGAGACGATGCGACCAGTAGACCGGGATCGGGTCGCCCTTCGTCGCCCACTCGTCGAGCGTGCGAGTGAACGCGCCGGGCATGACGACTTCGCCGTAGCTGTCCTTGTTCCCGAAGACGCTGACGAGCGCCTCGAATGTGCCCGCGGATTCGCTTGCGGTAGAGCTGCTCTCGTCGCCCGGATCGGCCTGGTCCTCGGCCGCCGGCGAATCGGTCTTCACCCTCGCCGGGAAAGTCTTGTCGCGTCGCATGTCTGGCCTTTCCTTGCGTGGGTTAGGGAATCGAGATCTCTAGCTCGCACAGACAGCCCGCTGATTGATCGCTGTCGAGCGAGCTGTCGCCGGGCCACTTCGCGCCGTTCGAGAACTCGTCATCGATGCCGACTGTCTCGCCGTCCATCTCGGGGTGACGACTGTTGCTGCTGTTGACGACCCATGTCTTCGTCGCGCCGCCCTGTGGGGATGCTTGACGTGCCGACTCGCTCATCGCGAAGCCCGCTACAGCGGTGCAGATCGTGATCGCACCTGTCGCGGATCGCTCGTTCTCTGCCTCGTCGAAGACATCGGACGGCGTCGTCGCGTCTTCGTCGTCCGGGTCGGCATCTTTCGCGTCGTCGAGATTCGACTTCGTCGTCGAGTTGATCGACTCCGCTCGATGACGCATCATCTCGGCGAGATAGTTCTTGGTGCGCTTCGGGTCGTAGCTCGTGGCGACGCCCAGATCGCTCGTGGCCTGATTGCCGATGTCTGTCGAGACGACCATCGCGTTCGCTGTCAGATCGTCGGCCAGCTCGTTATCCCAACGATCTTGATCCCACCAGTCGTCGGCACTCTTCGCGCCCATCTTCGAGAGCACGACGTCTCGCTGATGTTTGTAGAAGCGACGCAGTACCTGCTCGGTGCGCTGCTCTTGCGTCTGACTCGCGCGCAGCTTCTGCTCGACGCGATGCACACGAGCGCTACGTATCGTGCGGCCTCGACGATCTGGGGACGCGGCAAGACGTACTGGCGCAGACAGCGGCGCGACTGGGCTGGGCTGCCCGCCCGTGACGACGTTCATCGGCACGATGAGCTCGTCGGCCCCGTCGATCGGCGGCAGATTCTGCCGCAGTCGATATTCGTTGCGGGTCATGTACGGCCCGCCAACGGCCATGCTCGCGACGGTCGCTTGCTCTTCGAACGAACCTTGCAGCTTCTCGGCGATATTGAATTCGACGTAAAGCTGCTGGTCGCGGCCTTGCACCTTCGGCACGACGAAGTTGTTCACCCGGTCTTCGATCATGCTGAGCCACGGGCCGAGCGTGTCGCCGTACAGCATGCGACGGAACTCGCGCACGTTGCTGTAGTTCGCATTGTCGAGCAGACCGAGCATTGTCGGGTTGACGTGGTAGACAGCAGCTACCGTCGTCAGCGCGAGCTTTGACGCCTCGACGAATTCGTCTTCGACCGCAGAGAAGCCGACCTTTGTCAGCGTCATGCCGTCTTGCAAGATCGGCGTCGAACCGCCCTCGGCGGCGTAGTTGCCGCTGTAGCTGTTGCGCCACTCTCGACGAAAGCGCTCTTCGGCATCGAGCGACCACGCGGGAGCTGCGGCGGGCCGCGTGATCACATGACCGACCCGACCGCCCTTCTCCCAGCGCTGTTGGCGATAGACGACGGCGGCGATCTGCTCATAGAGAATGTGCTTCAGCGTCTGTACGGGAGTCACGCCCAGGTGCGGGTATTCAGGGTCCCAGCCGTGGAAGTGGATCATCTGCTCGGCGGGGATGAGCTCGGGCACCTGGCCGGGACGAATGATGCGCCAGACGTCGGGCTGCCAGTAATTGCCGTACAGCGGGCGATTGACCCACGTCACGGGAATCTGAGTGATCCGCCAGCCGCTCGCAGTCTGCGTCGACGGGGTGAGTAGCCAGAAGGCTTCGTCCCAGAGCGCGAGATCGCTGACCAGAGCGTTGAGCAGCTCGTAGCGCGTCGTGTAGTCGTTCGGCGAGTTGATCAGCAGCGGCATCGCAGACGTCGTGTCTCGAATTCGCTCGGTGTCGGAAACTCTGTCGTAGCAGTGAAGCCCGAGCTGGGCGATATTGCGCGCGAGGAAGTCGACGACTGATCGCAAGTACGGCTGCGTGCGATACATCTGCGCGGGGGTCGCGCCCATCAGCTCGTTGAGATTGATCGTGATCTCTTCGCCGTTGCTCGTCACGGTCAGCAGCGGGTTCGGATTCACGGTCTGGAACGTCGTCGACTTCCGCTGCGGGACAACGGACATCTGTACGATCTCTTGACCGATCAGGGCGTCACGCAGGCCGGACAGGAAACGCCCCACGTCACACCATCCCTACGGTTGCTTGATCGTTTTCGTACGCCGATCGCGGCGCGACCTTCGTCATGAGCACGCCGTCGAGAGCGAAGAACCACGCGGGCATCCCGTCGATTCGCTTGCCGGTCGCTTGACGATCGGGCTTGACGGGGCGCAGACGATCGGGGTCGTCGTTCGGTCGCTTCGCGTCGAGATTGTCTGCCATCCAACGGGAGACGGGGTTGCCGCCGTGCTTGACCTGCTGGGCGGTCAGCAGTCGCATTGCTTCGTTCATCGGCGCGGTCATCTGTGTGTATGTCGTGCCGCTCTCGATCAGTTCGAGACCCGTTTCGGCCTCTAATCTTTGCCGAATCGGCTCACCACTCCAACGGTCGTAGACGCATCGCACGATCGAGAAGCGCTCGACGTCTTCGGTGATGTCGGCGATCACTCGCTCGTAGTCGATCGTGTCGCCGTCTGTCGCGACGATCCAGCCGTCGCGCACCCACTGCTCGAACTGGCCGTCTGTCCACTCGGACAGCGTCGGCACTACAGACTCGGGAATCCAGTAACGCCAAAGGGTGTGGCCGGTGGCGGGAAAGAACAGACAGAAGGCGGTCATATCGAGCTTGCTCGACAAGTCGAGCCCGGCGAGACACTGCTGACCGAGCAGCTTCTCGACGCCCCAGCTCGGCGTCAGCATCAGCTCGCCGATGTTCGCGTCCCAGAGATCCATCTGCAAGAAGCGCGTCACCTGTTGCACGCGCTGGTTGACCTGGAACTGACGGAACGCGTTTTCCCGCTCGCTGTTCTCTTTCGCTTCGATCGCGAGACGCCGCATCGCTTCTCGCGACTTGAACGAGTCGAGCGCGGGGTTCGGCCAGCGCCAGTTCTGCTCGTCGAACGGGTCTGTCGAGACGGGCAGATCCGGGTGATTCGGGAACAAGCGGTGCAGACGCTCGACGCCCTCGCTCGTGCTGGGCAGCTTGCGCACGTACGAGAAGACGTGCGGCGCACGCGTCGGGTCTTCTTGGATGCGCTCTGCTTCGTCGATCATGCTCGCACCGAACGAGCTGCTGACGTTCGTCTCGGTCGTCGTCGCATAGATCAGTTCTTGCGCGCGAGCGCCGACTGCCGTCGTCATCGCTTCCCACATAGAAGAGTCAGGCAGGGCTAGCACTTCGTCGAGATTGAACGCGTGCGGGTTGTGCCCGAGCTCGCCCGCCGCGTCGGCGGTGATGATCTCGTAGATGCTGGCGGTGCGCTCGACGACAAGACGACGCGCGTTGCGAAAGAGCTTGACGATCTTCGAGAGCTTCGGCGAGAGCTGCACCATGCGGGCGGCGGGATCGAAGACTTTGCCCGCTTGCTTGGTATCCTTTGCGGCGCTGTAGACCTCGGCAGCCTCTTCGTCGTCGCTGATCAGCATATAGAGCTGGATGCCCGCTGCGAGCTCGCTCTTGCCGTTCTTGCGGGCGACAACGATGTAGGCCACACGGTAGCGCCGCACGTATCGACGGTGCTCGACAGACCAGACGACCTCCCCGAACATCGGGCGAATGATCTCGAACTCTTGCCACGCGTCGAGAATGAACGCCTGGCGGGCGTGCACGCCGCGAGTGTGCACGAGCAGCTCGGCAAAGAATCTGACGACGTGGTCAGCGCGCGGCTTGCAGTAGTGCGCCCCTCGACGAGCGCACGTCTCGCTACGGAACGTGTAGCCACAGCTCGTGCCCCGCCGATCGCGTGGTCGCCAGCGCTTGTCGAGATCGACAGCGGGAGTGCTCGCCATTGCGCGCCTCCCGGTCTCTCGTCGATCTAGTTCGGCACCCCGACGGCGGTGCCGGGCAGCGTGGCGGGCCAGGCGTCCTGCGTCGTCCACGTCCCGTGATAGCGGTCCTGACTGTTCGCAGCGATGCCGTAGGCGCTGATCACGCCGTTGGCGAACCCGATATTGCTACGGTTGGCGCCGTACGCAGTCAATAGCCCGTACAGCCCATTGGTAGTGATCGGCCGGAATCCGACAGGCAGCGTGATGATGGTGAACGGTGATGGGGGTGCGGTGGCGATCACCTTGAAATCGAAGTAGGCCTCGACAGTGACGCCGTATCGGCGTATCTGACCTTGCGGCACGGGTGCCGTTGTCAGGATGGTCGGGTCCGTCATCAGTGCGGCCACGTTTCGCGTGCCGGTGTCGCCATAGACTGTGCGCCAGCGAGTCCCGTCGGACACCATCACGACGGCCGTGTCTATCACGTAGTAGGCGCGTCCGACATTCGAGGCGGCGGCGGGCAGACTAGCTGCCGTCGCGACTGTTTGGAACGAATTGCCGGGACCCGGAACGCCTTGCGGGCCTTCGAGTCCCGTATTGCCGATGGGACCCATTGGCCCGACGTCACCCTGGGGGCCTTGCGGACCCGTCGAGCCTTGCGGGCCTTGCGATCCCGTATCGCCTTTGACGCCTTGCGGACCCTGCGGGCCTTCTGGCCCGCGCTCGACGGCTTGCACGCTGACAGACGGCTGCGCAGTGACGATGATCTTCGCGGGCGGCTCGTCGTTGAGCACAACAACTGTCGGTGTCATCGTCGCATCGCCAGCTCTGCGAGCGAATCGGTGACGTCTGGTGTGATCGTGACGACCCCCGCGACAACGGTCTTGACGCTGCTGTCCGGGAACGTCAATTGCAAGTCCCAGACAGCTTTGCCGGTCAAGGGTGTCGACAGATCGGCGGGCAGCTCGACGTCGACGATGTTCGGTTGCGTGACTGTGCAGACGAGCAGCGCGAGCACTGGTGAGCCGGGCTTGACGCGGATCTCAGCTTTCGCGACAGCGCCGGTCAAGTCGTAGGGGTCGGTCGCTGCGCTGTCTGTCCAGAGCGTGAACGTCCAGTGATAGCTATCGCCGCGATAGACGTCGAGCGGCATCTGCTGTGGCATGCTGCCTC